TAGTATCCTTGGATACTTTCTTCACCTGCGCTGGAGTCTTTGCATATGGTTCTAAGACGCTCCAAGGCACTATCTTCATTAATGCTCCAAGCGCACTCTTGGACTTCTCGCCATATGACCGTTGGAGTTCTGCTGGGAATAAATTCGATATCGCCTTTTTAGCATAAGGTGAACCTGTACTGCCCAGTGCTACTGATTTGCGACCACCCTTATCCTTATATAACACCACTGCTTCAACGGTGCCATTGTTGATGACCATCTTCCACATGGGAATCTTCTGTACCATGGTTTCCATAGACTGGAAACCGTTTCCGATCAATCCACCGTTCTTAGCATAAGATGATTGCAATAGCTCCCACACCTGCTTTTTGTATTGATTCTTGAGATCAATGTCTCTATCGCCAATCGCATTAACATATCGTTCGTTAAGACGTTGTTCGCTGATAAATCCTTTAAGGGTCAACACCGTATATAAGCTCCGATAATTCTACGTGTTTTCTAATGTGATCCAATTGATCGTCAAGGCTCTCAAACCTATGCGAACCGCCAGATATCACAATTACTTCATAGTATTTATCTAGTTTCGATTTAGAGTGTTCATACCAAAACACGTTATCCGCTGATTCGAGCAATACTAATCCGAATCCCTCCTTGTTAATATCAAGATAAGAACTGAGTACATTGGGATCAATTGATTCCATGGGATATCCACCGTAGTCAAATTCACCCTCAGGAACATTGAGGTATTTTCTCAAAGATACGCTTGGAGACAAAGCTGGGTTGAGCATGACGCTTGGAACACCCAAAGCGGCACCAACATGAGAAGCTAACCAAGCTCCCATAGAGCAACCTACTATTAGATCGAGCTGTTGTTCAATGGCCCACTCGGAAGCATACTCAATAACGCTGTTACCATTATTATAGTTGATATCTAACCCTACAACGTCACCTAACTTAGAAAGGGACTTGACCTTGATGTTTTCTTCGCTATAGTAACTAGCATACCCATGTAAATAACCAATCTTCACTGTAACCTCCCGTCATTTGAATGTATATTATACTATAATTGCGGGATGAAGTCAACAGAGTAACTTGTTGATTTTACAGGGGATTATCTTCTCATTTATATATTACCCACCCATGGGCGGCGGCAAGCTCCAAACAATATTGCTTTTCACGTATAAAGTTGTGACGGTTCTGACCTACGATGCCCTGGCCTCGGCACCTATCAGAGGCGAAACCGGCCATTTCCCATGGTTGAGGAATTGCCCTACCGTACCGGTCGCGGGTAATTGGCTTCCCTGTCTGTTTACTAACACGAAGCTGTCCGCGCTCTTGAGCCTCCATGGCGTAGGGATACCAGCTGTGAGTTTCCATCCAATCAAAACCAAAAAGTTGTACGATTGCATCAGGATACACATCTTTGATTCTTTCCAACACAATCACACCGTTGGATGGGTATGATAGAAGTTTATCACGTAGCTTTTCTCGCACATCAGGGAAGCCTAGGTCTGGATCGTTTGTATCCCAGTAAACCACCTCACCGAAATTTGCTTTATTCCGAAACGTCTCCGTAGAATACGCCAGGTGGGTGGTTTTGTGTCCCTGGCATTGGGGGTGATCAATAACCCCTCCATTAAATCTAACTACCATGTCTGCTGAGTCAATGATATGGCCGTTAAATTTATCAAATAGACTCGCAGCGTTCCCCACAACACTAATTTTCATGCCGCTCCTTATCTCTAGCTAGCTCGTCAGTAACAATTGTGTTACATATATCCATTAAATGGTCAGCGATTTGACGAGTCGACGTTCGTAGTAGTAACATGACACAATCGGGGTCTTCTTCATCTTGAGTAGTATCTTCCTTGATAGTCGGTTCCATGGTCAGGCGACCTCTGGAGCGCCTTTTTATTTTCCAATGTATTTTATTTCGTTATCGGGAATGACCTGGTATCCCCCTTTGTTGTATCCAATCGCTACAGTGTATCCCTCTACCCTCTTAGCCTGAGGAGCGGAACCGATGGCCCCACAGGCGTCTGGAGCAGAAGGAATATGCTGACCACTGCTACGATGATTATATAGGGGCTTGGTAATTGGGTCAAAGCTTGGGGTTGCCATCCGCTTATACACTGTACCCTTCACTTTAGGTTTTTTACGCACCCTACCATGGAAGTCGTGAGATTGGCTGGTATATATCACTATGAGCACTCCTATTAATTTCAGATACCATTATCACACATACGAAGTTGGGAGTCAACGTTATTTTATATTACCAAATATTTTTTTCCTGGTCTTATTTCATCCATGAAAATTTTTCCATTATATTCTTCCGCTATTCCGTTGAAATATTTAACGTTGTCTACACCTGCTAATCCGCCAGGGTTGAAAAACACAAAGGCATTTTTAAATTTATCCCACGGAATAAAATCTCTTTCTTCTATTGGTATTTCACAAATACTATGTGATGCAAATAACAAATCAGCTTCTTTAATTTCATTCTGAGAAATAAAGTTTGTATTATATACATTATTGTTTTCTAAAAAATATTTTTGTATTTGGCGCATTATATCAAAATCGACTATTGAATAATTTTCACATTTATTTCCTATTAGCCTACGAAGATTTCCATAACCAGCGCCAATTTCCACAATACTATTGAAATTTTCTATTGGTTTAATGTGCTTTTCAATCAAATGAATATACCAATAGTGTTGATAGCTTACGAGTGTATATCCTTTGTATAGATTTGGTGCACCAATTTTCGATTCTTCAACAAAATGTTCTGTACCTATTTGTGAAGAAATCCTATCACAGGCTATTGCTGTACCGCCTGCAATCGTTCGTTTAATTAACTCCCGTTGTAAAAAGGTTTCTTTTTCAAAGTTAAACTCTTTTTCTATTTTAGGTAAAAAATTATCCCACATTATATCAATCCTCTTCTTATTTGTATTTATCATCATGTGTTTTTCCAATACCGTAATCGCCACTGTACTCATACAGAGCTTCAGCTGAGAAAGTTAGATACTGTCCAATCCTTGTTCCCTTTGCGATGCGAGCATCACCACTTCGATTATGTAGCATTCCTGCCATCACTCCATGATACCCCGTATCGTATAGACCACTTGTTAAGTACAAACCATTGCGGTTCAGAGTACTTCTAGTAATCACCCACCCGGCTTCACCGTCACCAACCTGCACTATGTTTTCCATAACAACTTCATACGCCTCACCACCCTCGATGATGAAGTAACCATCCTCATCGGGATATATCTCTTGCGTGCCGCGGTGAACCTTCTTATGATCATCTATCAGAAACTCGTTATCATGGATGACTTCGAATACCTTATTCAGTCTCAAATCGACGGCGTTCGGTTGAACATCGCCTTCTTGTATGTCGGTCAACGAGCTAGTGCTCGTATCGCTAGCTATGTTCTTCATGCTCATTATAGGGCAATCTCCGATGTTGCTGGCACTTCCACATCCGATGTCACTGCACTCCAATCTTCGCTCACTTCATCATCCGTAGGTACTACAGACAAGATTTGGTTCTGGCGAAAGACCAACTCTGCCGGGTAGCCAGCACCCGTCATGCAAACGCCCCGAGCAAAACCTGCACCCTCATCCGTCTGTACGAATAGACGTGGGGCCGTCAGAGTAATTGTCTCGTAATCAGACTCGGCGACTCGTCCTATAATCTCACCCGCCATTGTCATTAATGTTACTACGTCACCTTTCTTCATCGCTTCATTCCTCTATGATACCCTTTCGGGTTGGATTTCATGCTCATTCTTTATCCGCTGTTGCATGCCACAATAATATTGTGTAATGTATTGCCTTCATTAAGTCCTTTTTGTTGTGGCCACCCTTGCGCCCGTAACGAGCTAAGTATTTGATTCCAGTATCTCGGGCTGTGGTGTCGAGACTTCCTAGAGACTCCCACAGATCGACGACCTGAGTTTTACTCTGATCCTCTCCGACATAATGCTCCCCATACGTAGACGATATGTACTCGAGAGCTTCAGCTATATACTTGTCCTCATTATACTTGTACTTCATCTTAGTGGTCACTCTGTAGGACTTGTGTTTCATGGTACTATCATCGGGACCCCGAAGAAAGTGCTCTTTGCTTATTCGGTGTTCTCTCGACATAATTTATCAATGACCTTAATATTATCCATTGCTGTTGAGATGTTATTATCCCACACATTATAACCGAAGTCAACCTCAGTCTCAAACTTTCCGTTGATTAATCCTGTTGGGGATTCGTCAAACGATACACCGTTCAACCCAGCCCAAATTGCTGCACTACTATCCCAGGTCAGGAATTTGGATAACCAAGGGCGCAATAGAGCAATCTCATTAGGACCGTCTACCATTCCCAACAAATGCATTTTCTTACCCTTAGCCAATCTCCAGAAGTCCGTCTTATCCAACGCTTGCAAGAACTTCCAGCGGGCATTGAATCTCTGTAGCTTATTCTTCTTCTCGACACCGTATGCGTTGGGGATACCTAGGATACTGAACCCTATGTAGCCCACTTCTGGTGCTTGAGCTGCCCACATATAAGCAGAGATCAAATCATCGAGGTCACCGACCTTCGACTGTGGAACAAAGAATGTCCCAAATCCCGCATCCTTGAAGATGCTGGCTTGCTGTTGAGCTATCTTGATGCCCTTAGATGAAGGCTTGCCAGGATAGTCCGTCATCACAATGTAGTTGGCTTCAACACGTGTAGCCATTTCCAATAACTTGGAAGGATCGTACATCTCTCGACCCTGCTTGTACATTTCAAATGCGCTGTTATCTAAAATCTTCAGCCCCTTCTCATTCTTAAAGAAAGTAGCGTATGCATCATCCTGCTCAACCAGATGTGCCAACATTAGATGAGAGTTCCTCCCTCTGCTAAACAGAGGGAGGAATTCCGTTGGGCTAATATGACAAAATGCTGTCATGCAGCCAGCATCCAAGCTTTGCGATATGTAACGTCACGAATCTTCGCAGCTTGTAGCGGCTCGCCTTCTAAACGGAGATCGCTAATCCGTGCTCGGATTGTAGCTTCAGTTGTTTCAAGCTCGATTGCCATGTCATAGTTTGTACGCAGGGTACCTTGGCTCAGCATGCTGAGTATGTTATCTTTCATGTTCATTCAATGTTTCCTTTTGTTTCCACATAATGTGATTTTGGAACGAATCGTACTGTTCCTCCATTTTCCCCATCCTCGGATACCGTTGCGGTGATCCATCGGTATGGATATTCGCGGTTGACATAATTGATCACATCAACTGCCAACATCTCGCAGCTTTTATGATCCATCTGTCCCCCATCGAATTGCTGTTCGAGTTCACGCTTGAATAATATAAACTCGATGTCTCTATCGTCATGGAACACTTGCACTTCAACTTTAAAGTGAAATATATGACGATGTGGGTGTTTGAGAAACTCTACCCCTTCAGGAGCATCAGGATAGCAATGTATCCCCTCCTTCTGAAATGTTACCCATATTGATTTGTCCATAACTACTCCTCAAACATGCTTGCATGTGCCTTTGAACTTATTACCTAGGCAGGTGCAAGTTCCTTTCGCGGTGTCAACATAATAGGTGTGACCCTTTGATCCTATTACTTCTTTGATAGAGGCCGACATCGGTTCTTGTTTAATCATGGGAAAGGGTGCCATACTGTTGCGACATCCCTCTGATGTGATTAACACCTCAAACTTACGGCGAGCCTTATCAAAAGTCATCGGAGTCTTTAGCATAATAGGATCGCGAGTGTTAACCTTTATATAACCCAGCATCTTATTACCATCGACCAGATAAGTGTGATTCGGTTGGTCTGTTTCCCACTTAGTGATTTCTCTCAGCACCTCCATTAACGTATGCCACCAGCAATTAGATGTGGGTTGT